TTTTTAACTACTTTAGAAAATATTTTACCTGTTTCAGGATCTGGTTCTCCAGTAACTAATTTAAAGTCTTTTTCTCTATTTTTAGCTTTATTTCCCCTAGCAGGATTTCTATCTTTTTTTAATTCACTAAAAGTAGATTCCTTAATATTATATATGTCTAAAAGACTAACCATGAATTGTTTTTAACTCGTTTACTAATTCATAATAGTTAAGTAAGTTAATAACATTATCATCATTTACAGATGTTTTTTTACACAATGGTTTAATCATGTTTTTAGTTTCAGTTAATTTTACAGCTACTGCTTTGTCTTCTACCTTTTTAGAATAACTATCAATTGTTTTTTTAACTGTTTTAATTTCTTGGTTGATATAAGATTTAAGAGAAGGACTATTAGTAACGCTGTTAACATATTCTTTTAATAATGTTTTTTGGTTGTCTTGTAACCCACTATATTTGTTATTAAATTTTTCAAGTAAAACTTTGTAAGTAAGTAATCTAGTGTCTGTATCTTGTTTACTATAATTTTCTAAAACTGTATTTTTCTTAATAGTTTTTGGTTTTATAGTAATATGTTCTAAAAGTGTTGTTTTAGATTCTACAATAGATATGGGGGATGCATTAGTATTTTCAAGTAAATTAAAAATAGATGCCATTATTTTGTAATCATTAATTTTAGCTTTAAAGAAATTATTTATATCATAAGTTTCTTTTATTTCTTTAATTAGATTATATTTTTCTCGTCTTAACTGACTTTTATTTAATCTTCCGTGTGCTTCAATTAATGTATTAATTAACATAGTAGCTTTATTATCTTCTTTATATTTTTGGGATGTGAATGTATGGTATATTTTATACTCTTTTAATAGAGCAGAATTACCACTAAAATATTTTTTAATAATTGACAAGGCCCTTGGGTTATTACCAGCTATAGTGTCAGCTGTTAACTGCCTTGTAAGGAGTTCAAATAAAATTCCAGTATTCTTGTACTTAGAATGTTTTACTTTCATTTTTTGTGTATAAATTGCAATTTATCTATATATAAATATAAACTTTTTTCTAAGACTTAATATTTTTCTCAGATAATAGTCCATTTTCATCTTTTTCTTTTAATATTCTTTTTTTATTAAAACGTTTTTGAAGAGATTTTTTAAGTTGTGTTGCTTCAAATGTAGAAACTTTATTACCATCTGATGGTTTTTCTGGTTTAGTTGCTGCTAGTCCTCCTTTACCTAAGGGGTCTCTACTAAAGTTACCTTTATCTGAACCATAATTTTGAGGTTTTTCTACTGGACGTCCTGGTTCTTTTTCATCATACCCTGATGGTACTTGAGCAGGTCCTACTGCTTTATCTCTTTTATTACCATATTGTGAAGCTAAATCATGAGGTGTACCATATGACATACCTGATTCTACAGGATCATTTCCTTCGTTTTCAATTTGTGAAAGTCTAAATTTATGAGTAGCATCCTCAATTTGATTTTCTATCTCATTTTCATATTCATCAGGAGATAAACCATATATGTTTTGCATAACCCAATCTTTTGAAAATAAACCTTTATCCATCATATCTCCAGCAACTGTTGTTTTTGCTGTAAATAATTCTACTTTTTCTTGTTCATATATAATAGATGGTGTAGTTAATTCTAAAGAAAAATCAACTAATTGTTCGTCGGTAAATCCTTGTGAATATAAATGTACTAATGCTATTTTAGTTAATTCTGATTCTACAATTCTTTGAACTCGTTCTACTGTTCTAGCAAATCTAACATCCATACCTGCTAATGTTGATTTTCCTTCTACTCCTTCATCATATCCTAAATATGGTTTAGGTATCTTTAAAGCAGCCATCATTTTAGATTTTAAATATTCAATATCAGTAGTACCATCATAATCTAAACCTTTTGTAGTTTCAATACGAGTTGCATTATCATTACCTCTTACTGGAATGTAAAAGTCTTCAGTAATGTTTTGCATATTATATTTTAAATTATAATCACCTGTGTTTTGGTCTATATAAGGTGTTTTTTTCATTTTATTAACAGTTTCACCCATAAACTGTTCTACTTGTTCTGGTGGAATAGCTCCTACATTAATATAGAAAGTTCTTTTTTCAGGTGCTCTCATAATTCTATGAATTAACATAGCATCCTCCATTAACATTAATTGTTTAAATACTTTACGAGCTGGTTCTAAAAATGCTCTACCATAAGGGAGATAATTAGAATCTGTAAGTAATCTAAAATGAGCAACTTCGTAATTTTCTAATTGATATTGATCTCTTCTAATTGTATTAGTTGCACCACTAGCTAAACCATTTGGATCAAGAGTAAATCTAGTGTAAGATGGATTTTCAGGATCTGTTCCTTCTTCTCTTACTACTTCATACACTGACATTGGTATAACATTATATATACCAAATTTTTCAGATACTTCTAACTTAAGATAAAAATCACCATATTTACACATGTTTCTAATCCATGTAGATAAATTAAATTCTACATTTAAAACATCATAAAATAAATTATGTAATACTTTTCTAATATTTTCATCTGATGAATTAATATTTAATACTTGCCCATACTCATTTCTTGAAGTAGTTTCATCAGACATAATATCTAGTGCAGCTGCAATAATTGGGTCATGATCCATAGCTTCATAATCACTATAAAGCTGTAGTCGCATTGACTGGTAATTAAGTGTTGGATTATATTGTAATGATGACCCCACAGGTTTATGTAAACGTGTAAATCTATCATATAATGAATTAGTGGCTAGGTTTCCATATTTTTGGATCCTAGCAGTGTCCATTACTTTTAATTTTTTTCCTCCTATGTTTCTAATGATTACATCACTTGAAAATAAACGTTGTAATCTTGAAAATAAACTAGTATCTGCCATTCTTTTTTGTTTGTTATAAATATATTAAAGGAGCCAAGTCAAATCTTGTTGGCCTTTATCTCCTAAATCTTGAGACCATCCTGCTTGTTGTTTGTTTACTCCACCAGTAGTATAAATACCAGGAGTACTTTTTCCTAAGTTTTTTAATGTAGCTCTTGTTAAGTCAATTCCTTGTTGAGCAAATTTTAATGCTGTGTCCCTTACATAACATCCTGTTGCTAAGGACATAACTAAGTCATCATTGTATCCTGTTTGAGCTTCTGCTCTTCCATTTTTCCAAATAAAAGTACGAAGTTCTTCCATTGTTCTTTGTCCCTGAATTGTTACTGATTTTTCTCTCATATAAGCATCTAACTTACCTATAGTTAAAGGTCTTGTTTTCATACTCATTGTAAAGCCAGGGACCATTTTTGATGTGTCAGTTATATCATATCCTTTAGCTAAAAATGCTTCAGCATTTGTTGCTGCGTCACCTTTTGGTGAATAATATAAGTTTTGGTAACCTTTATCGATTACTACTTGAATTGTATTCCATCCTATATTTGCGTTTTCAATTACTAGTAATGCATTATTATATTCAGTTGCAACTGCTACTAACATATGTCCAAATTCTTTAGTACCAATTTGACTTTTAAATTCACCAATTTGTTTAGCTTCTTCAATATCAATAATATGAAAAGCAGAATAATCTTTACTATCACCTCTAGCTACATCAGCTACAATTAAATATTTTCTTGTATAATCAGGATATTCCCAAATATGTAAACTTCCATCTATACCTCTTTTTTCTACAGGTTCACATATAAATGTTTTTTCATAATAAGATAAAAGATCAGCATCAAATACTGTATTACCAGAAGTTGTAAAGTCACAATCACATTCTTGTGCAGCCATTCTAGGGCCTAATTCATCATCTTGTTTTGATCTCCATTCTTCATCTCTTTCTGGGTGAACTGTCCAAGGTAATCTAATTGGTGTAAAACCATTTTGATTTTCTTGTGCTTTAACCCACATTCTGTGAAAAAAGTTACCTGTACCATTAGGTGTAGATAAAACTATTGCTTTACCTCCCGTTGATAGTGTTTGTTGTGATGAACCCCAAATGTCTTCTATTCTATTTTCTTCAATAAAAGCAGCCTCATCAATAATTAATAAAGAAATTGCTTCTGATCTACCAGCATCACTTGCTGCGGATACTGCTTTAATTTGAGAGCCATTTTTTAATCGAAGTGCTAATTTGTTTTTTTCAACAAATCCAATTTGTAACCAAGAAGGTAAGTTATCATACATAAACTTTACCTTAGTTACTAAGTTTTTTGCTGTGTCTTGTTTAGTTGCAACTACTAATATAGCTTTATCTCTTTGAAAAACCATCATCCACAATGCTATACCTGCAGATAATGTTGAAATACCCAACTGTCTAGACTTTAAAATAATACTTCTATCGTTTTTTTGAAGTAATTTTAAGGTAGCTTCTTGAAAGGGATAAAGATTAAATTGAACACGACCTCTAGTTGGGTGTTGAATATAACAATATTTTCTCATAAAGTAGACTGGATCCTTAGCACACTTAACGTACTCTTGCTTTATGATTTGTTTTATATTAGATTGTGCCATATGTTATACATATTGAGCTACAGCGTTTTTAACTTGCTTTATGCGTTTTTTAGTTGTACCTTTAATAGTAATAATTTTTTTACTCCCATGCATTTGTATTTGTGATCTTATTTCTTTATCAATAGCCATTCTATATTTTGCATTTGTTTCTCTAATACCATTATCTTCTATTTCTACACCTTCAGGTGAAACATAAAATAAAATATCATATTCATTCATTAAAGGTTGAATAGTAGCAGTAAAATAAAATTTTTCACCTTTAGTCATTGATTTAGATAAATTAGCAAATGCTATTACATCTACAACTGTTCTATCTGTTATAATTTTTTCTTGCATTAATTCAGTAGCTCTTTCAGCTGCAAATACTAATTGTCCTTTTAATGTTGAGTCAGTATTTAAAGGAATACCCATTTCCATAAGATATTTTGAACGTTCTGTTCTTGAAATATAATCCTTAAATTCAGGTAACTCTTTTAATGCATTTACTAGTGTAGTTTTTCCTACACTCATTGTTCCACAAAATCCTATTTTCATATTTTAATTTCTATGAGTCATTCCTTTTGGAGCAGGTTTTTTATACCAAGGTAAACCTTCTTTACCTTTCATTATTTCATTCCAATCATCAAATGTATATTCAATACCATTTAAATAATATTCTTTTCTTTTTTGTTCTCTATTAACTAAAGCAGGACCTTCTTCACTATGAAATACTGTTCTGTCCCCCATTTGTAAAGCTAAAGCTATAGTTTTAGAACCATCTTCTTCTATTTTAGCTACTCTTCTAACTTTTGCTTTAGGATTCATCCATTTTTTAATGTTTTGAATTTCTTCTGCTAGAGCTTTTTCTTTATCTTTTTTTGTTAAATTAGTCATATTATTTATTTTTATTTTTTAATAATGCTTCTGCAACATAAGTACCTTGGGCTCCCGAAACTGTAATGCCTCTTGCTGATAGTGCATCACCTACAAAATGTACATTAGGAAACCTAGTTAAACTTAAATCATTGTAATTAACTAATGGTTCTGGTGACAAATATTTTACTTCAGGCATGTAAATTCCCCAATCTTTACCTAGTGTTGGGAATACTTTTTCTAAATCATTAATAAAGTCTTCAATGTGTATTGCATAATCCCCAATTGCATCATATAAAACATCCATATTATCTATAACATAAGTTTCTACATAATCTCCTTCTGATGTTTTAGAAGGAACTCTTTGAGAAGGTGAATAAAATACTCCTACACCCTTACGTTGTAATTTTTCTACTGCTTTTCTTGACCAATCAAATGGTTTATCTATACCTCTAATTTCCATTAATATACCAAAATTAGTCATATCATTTCTAAATGCCTCATCTTTTTTAGCATGACCATTATAACTTATATCTCCGTAAGTGTGTTCAGCTGCAACATAAGCTGCGTTATTGTTTGTACAAAATGATCTTAATGATACGCCTTTTTCTTCAAATTTTTGATATAATTTAAAGTCATAACTAATGTCAATTAATTTTTGAAAGTGTTTTTGTGGTGCTTCAAAACGTACTCCAATTTGTACTGATTTTGGTTCTGTTGGTAATTCATATTCTTCCGCTAATTTTTTACCAAAGTCAATTCCTGATTTACCTACACCAAAAATAAGTTCATCATAGTCTTCCCAACCATCATTATATAATACTATGTTTTTACTAAAATCAATGTCTGTAATTTTAGTTTCCCAAAGGAATTCAACGCCTTTATCTACTAAATAATCATACCAATTTTTACCTATTTCATGTAAATAATCAGTTCCAACATGCCATACTGGGAATAATCTTAAACCAAAATATGGTTTAATAAAATCTGGTTCAGCTACTGGGTTTGAACACTGTACTTCAGATGGGTTTGGATGGAAACGTTTAAAATTGTCAATTACTTGATCAAATAATTCCATTGCTTTTTCATCACCTGTGTATTTAGATAATTGGCCTCCTATAGATGTGTGATAAGTTAATTTACCATCTGACCAACCACCCGCTCCTAAAAAGCCTCTCATTACATCTGCTGCTGGTCTTCTATACGGATCTAAACCCATATCAATAATGGTAATTTTTCCATCAAACCCATTATCTACTAATTTTGTAGCGGCATTTACACCTGCAACACCTGCTCCTACAATTACTACTTTAGTCATATTTATTTTTTGTTTTTAGTTAATATACGAAAAAAAAGTGACCCAACCAAATGATTGGGCCACAGCTCCTTTTTTAAATTTTAAATCGTTCGGCTATGAATCGAACTATATGTTTTTAACAGTTACAACAAGTGCACTCGCAACTTGTTCCACATTTACATTCTTGACAATTGCATTTCATATTATTTTTATTTTTTAATTAATAAAATATTTAACGTAACGTAATCTATCATT